TGGTTAAGCGAGCACAATTTACCGACAAAACTTACATTTGGAAACATGCTGGTGTTCGACCTAGAGACGGACGGTCTACTGAATGATGTTACCTGCATCCACTGTTTGGTTATCTACGATTCTGAGACTGACCAGACGTTTGTTTACAACGACAAAGGTTCTGAAGAACCGGTTGTTCGGGGTATTCAAATACTTGAAGAAGCAGATATTATCTGCGGACACAATGTCATTTCTTATGACATACCTGTCATCGAAAAGATTTACCCGTGGTTTAAATGTACCTCCCTGGTCGTAGATACTCTTTTGTTATCACGTCTTTATCATGCAAACATGGTGGAGCACGATAAGAAATTAAATAACAGCAGAATGCCACTGCAACTACGTGGTAGACACTCACTTGAATCCTATGGTTACAGATTAGGAGAATACAAAGGGGAGTTTGGTAAGACCACTGATTGGAAAGAGTGGTCACAAGAAATGCAGGACTACTGCATACAAGATGTCAACGTAACTAAAACACTATGCGATTACTTCCGCCCCTTCCTGAGTGGGTCGAGCTAGAGCACGAAGTCGCAAAGATCCTCACTAAACAAGAACAACATGGCTGGTATTTCGATGAAAGGGCTGCATGGAAACTTGCATCGTCTCTCCAACAGGAACTTCAAGATCTTGAAAAGATACTTCGCGCACGACACTCTTACGTCGCAGGAAATCGATTCACTCCAAAGCGAGATAACAAAACTAGCGGCTACATCAAAGGTACAGGACGAATAGAACGTCACAAACATTGTGGCGAATTAATTGATATTGAAGAATGTTCCTTCACTCGACTAAAAGAACTTAACCCTACATCTCGCGATCATATCTCATGGATATTGCAAACATTTTATGGTTGGAAGCCAACCCAGATGACACCTACTGGGAAGCCTATCGTCGACGAAGTTATTCTGACAGAGATTGCATCAGAGATTTCTACGATGTTTGCGAGATGTTTGACGGTAACCAAAATGCTTGGCACCCTCTCGAACGGCACGAACGCTTGGCTGAGGCTGAGTACGACATCTAATCGCATCCACCATCACTGTTCAGTTGCTACATCTACACATAGATGTGCACATCGTAAACCAAATCTAGCGGCCGTAAACAGTAACAATGAATTTAGAAAGTTATTTACAGCATCCCCTGGTCAAGTCATGGTGGGTGCCGATCTTAGTGGTATCGAACTTAGGATGCTCGCCCATTACCTCGCTAAATATGATGGAGGACGCTATGCAGAAATCCTCCTCAATGGAGACATCCATCAAGTCAACGCTGACCGAATTGGAATCAGTAGAAGACAAGTTAAAACAATCACTTACGCATTCCTCTACGGTGCTGGAAACACCAAAATTGGACATACCTTTGACCCTCAACTAAGTGAATGGCACGCAGGAAGAAAAGGTGGCCAGATTCGTAGAGCATTTGTTTCTGCCATTGACGGATTGTCTGATCTTTTAGATGCTATTGAAATAGCTGCTAAACGCAAGTGGATGCAATCAATTGATGGTCGGAAGATCATTCTTGATAGTCCTCACAAAGCACTGAACTATTTGCTTCAGTCAGGAGCCGGAGTTATTGCTAAGCGTTGGCTCGTTATCAATCAACAAAACATTAAACAACTAGGGCTGTGTGCATCACAGCTCGCATTTATACATGACGAATTACAGTTCGAGTGCGAACCGAGAGACGCAAAAGACTTGGGTTCATCCTTGGTACTTAGCGCAGCAGAAGCTGGAGAGTTCTACAAACTTCGAGTGCCGATCGCAGCAGAAGCAAAAACCGGAGTCAACTGGGCGGAGGTACATTGAGCAGGACTGACGACAGTAGAACAGGTGACATTAGTGAATCTATAGTAGAAACAGGAGCTTGGCTAAGAGGTGCTGAAGTTTTTCCTAACAAAGGATGCACTGGTGCTACAGATATTATCTTAAAAATCAAAGGAATTTTGGTTGAGATCGATGTTAAAACCGAAACCCGTAAGAGCTGGAAAGGTAGAAATTGGTGGGGTATACCGAAATCCACTAAAGTTGAAGGTGTCTATATGGTAGTCGTTAATCCTGTTACACATAGAATAAGATGGCGTAAAAGCGGCAGAGGCAGAAGTCAAACAATTGATTGTCCACTAGGTTTGGAGGATTTCTGGGATTGAAACTACTGGTAGACGCAGACTTTATTGTCTATAAATCCTGCGCTGCCGCTGAAACAGAAATCAATTGGGGTGATGATGTCATCCTAGTAACCAGTAGGTTCAGTGCAGCGTACAACAATGTTCTAAAAGAACTAAATAGAATTAGAAATACATTTATGTGGGATGAGCCTGAGCTGATCCTATTCTTTAGTGACTCAAAGAATTTTAGGAAGAAAATTTTTACCGAATACAAAGGTCACCGAAATCGTAAGAAACCGTGTGGCTATCGAAGAGTTATTAAAGAACTAACTAATGAGTATGAAGTAATCAGGATGCCAGAGCTGGAAGCTGATGATGCCATGGGTATCTACGCTACTGATAACCCTGGCAACATTATTGTTAGTCCTGATAAAGACATGCGTCAGATTCCTGGTCGTCTTTATAACTTTGACGAGACAGTAATGATCACACCTGAGGAAGGTGCTAAGTGGCATCTTATTCAGACACTTGCTGGTGACCAGACAGATGGTTACAGCGGTGTCCCTGGCATTGGTGTGAAACGTGCAGTTGCTTTGTTTGATAACGACGGGTACAGCTGGGAGACAGTCGTCAAAGCATTTGCTGACAAGGATCTTGGTGAAGACGCTGCCTTAATGAACGCACGCTTAGCACGAATCCTTACCAGTAATGATTATGACTCAATCAATAGAACCGTTATTCCTTGGACCCCCAGCTCCTGTTACACAGTTGACGATGGAGCAGGAGTTCAAGATGAGGAGACTAGATGATCTCCTACCCAAAGCTGACAAAGAAGATCTAATCACTATCTTTGTTGCTTTACAACGACAGAACTTTGTCCTTTCAAATACTGTTAGTAACTTAGTAAAACAATGGCCAACCACCCTACCCACTACTGTCGCGGATCAATAGAAGTCTGGGACTTTATCCGCGATCAAGGTCTCAATTATCATCGAGGCAATGCTATTAAATATATTTGCCGTGCCGGTTTCAAAGGTACTGGAACCGAGATTGAAGACATTAAAAAAGCTATCCACTACCTTGAAGATGAACTACATGCATTGCAGAAAAATGAGCCTGAGCGACCAAGCTCAACAATTCCGTTCCGCGTACGGCGTCCAGAATGGGATGAAGAATCGCACGATGCAATTAAATTTGATCGCTGAAGAATATCAAGAGTTTCGCATGTCAATGCGTGAGGGATTTGCTTCTGAATTAAAGGAGCTAGCTGACCTTGTATATGTCTGTTTTCAATACGCCGAAAACATGGAATGGGATTTAGAGGAAGCTTTGGATCGTGTCCATGAATCAAACATGTCCAAGCTTGGACTAGATGGTAAGCCCATCCGCCGCTCAGACGGCAAGGTCTTGAAAGGACCTAAATACCAACCACCTAATTTGACTGATCTTGTTAATGGCTGAACTTATTTCTAGAACTGGACGTGTCCAATCTTGGATCGATGATCCAGATGGTCGTCTTCCCGTGTCGTGCACGGTATTTGTAGTTGAAGATTCAATGGAAGGTTCTGATGGGCTGGAAGCTAGCTGGAGGTTCGCCAGTCACGCCCTCAGAAATGGAGCAGGAGTTGCCATCCACCTCAGCAAACTCCGACCAAAAGGAGACGATAATGGCAAAGGGCTTGTTGCCTCTGGTCCTGTCTCGTTCGGGAAAATCTATTCTACTTTGAATGAGATTTTAAGACGGGGTGGGCGTTATAAAAATGGTGCAATTGTTTTACATCTTGATGCAAATTCTGCTGACATCGAAGAGTTTATTGATGCACCACGTGAACAACTACCTTGGGTTAAACGTTGTGTTGATATTACTCAAGAATGGTGGGATGAGCTGAAGGATGTTACACGTATCAAACTTATTGAAGGGATGAAGCGTGGCGATATTTGGCTAAACAAAGTTAAATACGACAAAGAAGGAGAACGTATCTATGGCAATGTCTGCCTTGAAGTTTACTTGCGATCACGCGGAACGTGCTTGTTGCAACATATCAATCTCGCAGCCTGTGAATTCGACACAATCAATACCGCTTTTGTTCAAGGTATGCAGGAATTGTGTCTACTCCACGCTCGAACTGGTGTCGACAATAGTGGAGAATACCTCTCACCTGAAACCGACAGACAAGTTGGACTCGGAATGCTCGGACTTGCCAACCTCCTACGAAGGTACGGTATAACCTACAAACAATTTGGTGATGGACTAGAGCAATATGTCAATGGTGAAGTGAAAGCATCACCTGCTTATGAGCTAGCTAAGTGCCTTGCTGAAGGCATTGATGCAGCTGCTGCTGTAGCTCGTGCCCATCGTATGGTCCGAGCTTTCGCTATCGCACCCACAGCGTCTTGTAGCTATCGCTCACAGGACTTGGATGGCTACACATCTACCCCTGAAATTGCACCACCTATTGCACGTACTGTTGACAGAGACAGTGGCACATTTGGTGTACAAACATATAACTACGGTGACGTAGAAATTGCCTCTGCAGTCGGATGGGAGGCATTCAAGAAAGTATCCGACAACATTATGATTTTGTTGGATAGGACTGGACTTCTTCACGGATACTCTCAGAACTGGTGGTCAGATATGGTCACCATGGATAATGGGTTTATTGAAGAGTGGCTGCAATCGCCCCAGACATCCCTTTACTACAGCCTACAAGTAATGGGCGACGTACAGGATAAGTCAAGCGCGTATGCAGCTTTGGATGAAACTGAGGTCAACGATTACTTGGAGGATCTTTTAAAAGAACCTGAATGTGATTGTCAAGAATGAACCCTTATCAGAAACTACTAAACAGAAAAAGAAAATGGACACCAGTACAGGTGAGTGCTGGTACATGCAAGGAAGGTGCGGAGGCGACGATACACCGTGCACTTGCCTTGAGACATATGGAACTACCTGTGGGAGATTTTATCCGTGATGCGTTGGCTACCGAAGTACCAGAGGCGGCGCGTAGCCTCCTTCAATCCAATATCACAGACGAAGAAAATCACGACGTCGCACTTGGTTACATTGCCAATGCTTACGGTGTTGATGAAAAGGCTGAGGCTGAAGCGCTTCGGCTACGTGAAGCTTGGATGGCACATCCTGATCACACGATTACCAAAGCGATGGTTGCCGAGCGTGCGATTTTCTTCGTTCTTCTACCATTCTTCCGCTTTACTGGTGACGCTGGAATGAGAACAACATCTGCAGATATAAGTAGAGATGAACAAATTCATGTTGCTACCAATAGTCTTGTTTGTCGGGAGCTGGGGCTTAATATCTCTCCTAGTCTTGATAAGCTCCGCTTGGCCACGATTAACTGGGTGATGCAACCATTAGGTCGTAGCTCAGATAAATATTTGGACAAACAATTTTGGCTTGACTCTAGTGATCGCTTGATGTACGAGGGTAAAGCACCACAACTTTCTGAAACTAAAGCAGGACGTATGCCTGCATTCTTTGAGCACAGTAATGTTAACCTCCCCCAATATGCTTGAAACAATGGGTATGGAACTCCGCGCCTTAAGTGTGCAAATGGAAGAACAGTTTCCTAATATTACCCCCATGCCCGGAGATTCAATTGAAAAGATTATGTATAGATCTGGTCAGCGCTCTGTTGTGGAGTGGTTATTAAACCGTTTAGAAGGAGACGACTAACATGTCTAGAAAAATCCGCTACAACAAAATTAAATTAAATCCTAGGAAGCCCACTATTAAAGATTTAAACAGAGTCTTTAATAAGATCCTAGTCCCTTCGTATACTAAACAAAAATTCAAAATCGATCTTGGAGGAATACCAAGTAAGGAAAAATCAAAAACACCACCGGAGGTGCGTGAAAAGTATGAACAAATATTTGCTGCGGAGCATGGTCTTGATCCTCTAGTGGTAGCTAATCTTGATGAAGATAGATTAGGTATTCCTGAATCAGAAAAGATTCCCGGAAAAGACAAACCTGAGACAATTAAAGCGAGCAAGCAGATTATAAAACCATTGAAACTTGGTGTTGATAGAAGGGTGACTTTCACAACTGACAAAAACGAAGTGATTGTCTTTAATCCCAAGAAGATGTTCCTTAACCAGAACAAAAAATTTGAATCTATCACGGGAAAATATAAAGCTAAAAGAGTAGAGAAACGTACTGATATTCAGCCTTTAAATATAACTGCTTCACCAATTACTTTGACAATGCCCTCTGTTGGTGTTGCGCCCGATTCTGTACTGTAACTATGGCTAAAAACGATAAACCAAAACTTGGCATCCAAAAACGACTAACGAGATTTTTAAAAGATGACGACCTATCCACAAAGGATATTCGTAAACTTTATAGGAGTGCTACCAATAAAGGATTTACTGGTAGTTCAGGTAGGTTCGGTAAATTAGTATCTAAGAAGGGTTTAAGGATTAATAAGAAAGCTGGAGGGCTTGATCGTAGTTTTATTACCGACACAGTTGATTCCATTTTGGCCAAAAAGGACAAGGAAGTAGTCCCAGAAACTACACCTATTGATCCTACAATCGCTGAACTACCTGATATTGGAGGAAAATTAGATGATCTTATTTCTAGCATCAATGTTCCTAGCTCTAATACTGTTATCAATAAGTATGATAAAGATACATCTGATTTAGAAAATCGTCTTAAAGAAATGCAAAATGCTGCGAGTCAATTTGCTATGAATGATGCAAGCTTTGTCGGCGGTAAGAATGCTGCTGGTGTTAGGTTACGTCGGTCTAAAAAGTATAGAAGCGGCAACTTTGCACAAGGTACTCAACAATTAAATAGAAAGATGCTTTCACGTATTAAAGGAGTCAATATCTAATGAACGCTAGAGAACGGTATGATGTTCTTAGTAGTGATCGTTCTCAATTTCTAAACATAGCTGAACAAGCTTCTGAACTTACTTTACCTTATCTTATTCATCAAGATGAGACATATACTAAAAGTGCTAGAAGTCTTGTTACTCCATATCAAAGCGTAGGAGCCAAAGGTGTGGTTACTTTAGCAAGTAAATTAATGCTTGCTACTTTACCTCCACAAACTAGCTTCTTTAAACTACAAGTTGATGAGTCGATGCTAGGTAAGATTGCTGATCCATCAATGAAGTCAGAGCTTGACCTTTCATTTGCAAAAATTGAACGTACAATTCTTGATGCTATTGCAGCATCAGATGATCGTGTCATTGTTCATCAAGCTCTAAAGCATCTAGTTGTTGCTGGTAATGCTCTTATCTTTATGGGTAAGGAGGGTTTAAAACTTTATCCTCTTAATAGATTTGTTGTAGACCGGGATGGAAGTGGTAATGTAATTGAAATTGTAACTAAAGAACGTCTCAGTAAAAAACTAATAGAAGAGACTTATGACATTAAACCTGAACAACCTAACGATGTACAAGGTTATTATGCAGGTGACGATGACGTAGATATTTATACTCATGTCAAAAGAGATAAGGGTAAGATGATTTGGCACCAAGAGGTGTACGACAAGCTTATTCCTGATACTCGTGGAAAGGCTCCACTTAACACTAACCCTTGGATACCTCTTAGGTTTGCGACAGTTGATGGTGAAGCGTATGGACGTGGGAGAGTAGAAGAGTTTATTGGAGACCTAAAAAGTTTAGAAGGTCTTTCTCAAGCTTTAGTAGAAGGATCTGCAGCTGC